TATGTAAAACCATGTGTAAACAATGCACCTTCTTCTTGAGGGCCATCACTAATTACATCATAAATTTTATCTGATAGTATAGTTGCTGATAAAGGAACATACCCGGACGATATACCTTTTGCACTTGTAATAATGTCTGGTACTATATCAAATACTTCCTCTGATGCAAAAAAATGTCCTAATCGTCCAAATGCAGTTACTACTTCATCTGAGATATATAACATTCCATATTTTTCACATTTTGCCTTCATTCTCTTATGATAACCCGGAGGTGCAACAATAACACCGCCTGCACCCATTATGGGTTCAGCAATAAATGCCGCAACATTATCCTCGCCGAGTTCAAGTATTTTATTTTCAAATTCCTCAACTAACTGGTCACAGAACTGATCTAACGTTGTTCCTTCTGGACGCCTATAGCAATTAGGTGCAGAAACATAATGCACTAAATCCTTTGCTAAATCAAATCCAATATGATCGGCCTTTTCACCTGTTAATGTCATTGCCAAATATGTGCTACCATGATACGAACTTACTCGTGAAATAATTTTCTTTTTGTTTGGTTTACCCAAACGATTAAAGTAAAAATGTATAATACGTATAGCAGTATCATTTGACATAGAACCACCTGTGCCAAAAAATGTATGATTTAAATCGCCAGGTGTTAACTCCGCTATCTTTGCGGCAAGTTCCGCGGCAGGGGGTGTAACTACATGACCAAATGTTGTATAATATGTAATCTCATTTATTTGATCGGAAATTGCTTTTACCATTGTTTGGTGTCTATAACCAATATTAACACACCATAAACCAGCAATACCGTCTAAATATTTGTTACCTTCTGTATCATATACATAGTTACCATTAGATTGTGCCATCACTAAAGAACCTTCGTCTTTAAATGTAGCAAAATTTGTCCACGGATGTATATTATGATCTATATCTTTCCGTTTTAGATCATCGGTATTATACTCCATTAAAATCTCCTAAAGAATATTAATAAAACCCGTTTAATAAACACTATGCTATTTAGTGTTTATTTGGGCGTTAATTAACTTTTAGGAGGATAGTTTCTTTATTGATTCTGCCGGTTAACTTTATATCAGTTGCTTTTATATCTTCAAGAAACTTACGCAACGCTACTTTTCCGGCTTTTTGAAACTCTTTTAGTGTTACATCAGGCTTACGAATTGTTTTTTGTATACTCTTAACATCATCAAATCCTACAATACTGGCTCCTTTAACAGATAATTCTCCAGGACTAAACCCATTACCCGCAACATACTTGCCTAATTTACGAGTTTTTGTATTGAATACCCACAGTTCTTGGGCGCCAATAATCTTCTTAGGATCTATTGACACTATTTTATAAGCATCATCTTTTACTTTATATGTTAATTTAGCAACTAACTTCTCTAAACTTGGTGCCTTTTTAACACGAATTTTACGATTTGCTTTTTGTGAATTTGCATAATGATCTGCATCTTCAGCAAGCATAGTATAGAACGCTAAAATCTTTTTTAATTCTGCTTTTTTATATGGATAACCTTCTGCTAATTGTTCAAACTCGTCATCCTGTTCTTTTGGGGGATTTAATAACTCTGTTATATCAGATATTTCCTGGGCATATAAATTAGATATCATCCCAGCAGCTTTGCCTGTTATCTCATTTACTTGTAGTGTAGTTAATAACTTAAATTTACTCTTAAACTTATTTTGAAAGAAATCATCAATCTCACCTTCTACGTGTTTACCAAGAAACTCATTAAGGTTTATTTTCATACGCTCTTGTATAGATAATACAGGCGCAAGAGATTTAACTTCTTCTTCTTCTTTTGGTTTTTTAACTGTTACTCGAAGACATTCTTCAAGTCGTTTATCAAGTGCCATAGTATATTCCTCTAATGGTGGACATCCGTCCATAAGCATTTTTGCTAATGCGCCATATGTAATACCAACTCTCCAATCTGGAACTAGCTTTACATGTTTTATTTTATCCTTATCGACTTTTTCCTTCTTTAAGTACTCAACAAACCATTTTTTACCATCTTTACTTTTATGCTTATAATTGTAATATCGAGAACCTTGCGACACTTCTCTACGAACTGCTACTTTATCAACATCAATTAAATCAACATCAAATTCTTCCCATACGGGTTTCCGAAATGGATTACCAGCTGCTGATTTTACTGTTCGTTTTCTTCGTGCCATGTTTGCTATACTATAATAATTTATCATCGATGTCAACCTATACAATAAATATAATAGATGAAGCAACATATATTACTACTCGATGTACCTAATATAAGTTTATTTGGTAAAAGATTTTATAGCGATCTCAATGCCGGAGGTATAACAGTTGCTGGTGCATTTGAATTAGCAGGACATACCGTAGATCATTATGATTTAAATGCAAAACTAAACAAATATAGACAAGAAATTGATAACTTTGAATTATGCGATGAAGATTATCAAATACTAATTAACAGTGATAACTTAAAATATTTTCTCGAGATTAATGAGCACGATGACTCATACCTACCACATTTAACAAATTGGTTACTTCAAGACATAGATATTAATTCATATAATGTTATTGCACTTTCTGTTACTCGTCGAAGTACCCAAACATGGCCATTAAAAATGACTTTACATTTTGCTATAATATTAACTTCTTTTTTAAAGAGAAATTTCGAATCAAAAGAAATTTATATTGGTGGACATACAGTTATTAAAAGAATTGGTAAAAAATACTTTAATAATCTATGCGAAAAAATTGAAGAGAAACACCAGCCTACTTGTTATGTTAGAGGATTAATTGGAAATACTGATGCACAACAACTCTTTACAAAATCTCATTTAACAACCACATGGCAAATTGGCAATACACTTGGAACAAGTTCTGATGCTAGCTATACATTTACACACAAGGAATATCCCAAACCTGAATTTAAAAATTATTCAGACGTGTTAGTTACACCAAACGATTTTATACCAGAAAAATTATTAGAACAATATAGCAAATTAAAGTCAGTTGAACCATTTCAATTGTATCCATATAAATTTACAGACGGCTGTCGGTTTAAATGTTCTTTTTGCGAAATGGCAACTATTGCAGGATTTGAAGTTTTAACACCAGAAGAAACTGTAGATCATCTTGAGGCAATGACAGACCGTGGCGCTAAACATTTTAGATTTTTTAACGATCAAATTAACTGGAAAAGATCATGGTTAACTACTTTTTGTAATGAAATAATCAAAAGAAATTTAAAAATTACATGGAACGATTCAGCAAATTTACGATTAGGCAATGAAGAAATTTATAATGCTATGCGAGAAGCAGGATGTATTAAACTATGGTACGGAACAGAAACTATTAATGATACTATTTTAAAAGAAATTCAAAAAAATGTAACAAGTGCTCAAATTAAAACAAATTTAACACTTGCACATAAAGCAGAAATTTGGAATTGTTGTAATTTCATTCATAACTTTCCTGGGGAAACAGACGAACAATTTTGGGAACTAATTAACTTTATTAAAGAATTTACAGGAAAAAAGATAATGAACGGGTATCAAGATAATATCTTCTGTGTGCAAGAAGGCGGAGAATATCTAGCAAATCCTAATAAATTTAATATTGAGATACTCGAAGTAGATAAACTACAATGGGATACAATCAAATATAATGAAAAAGATAATAAACCTTGGGAAGACATAGTTAAAACTGGTTTAAGAAAAAGTAAAATTTTTAGAGAATCAGGAATTCTCTTTTCAATAGCAGAACGAGAAATTAGAGTAAATGATTTTATTTTAACATCTTTACATAAAGCAAATTATACATTTAAAGAAATAACACAATTCTATGATGATATACCTAACATATTAACCAACATAGAAATAGAAAATTGGGCAAGACAAATCGGAAATACAACATATCAAATACCAGCTTATGCAAAAGAAAAAGTTAAAGAATTAGAAAATTGGAAAGAAACAGCAAAAACATCAGCAATGGTAATAAGCCCAGATATTGATTTTGAGAAGTAGGTATATAACGATAAATACAATAAAGAGACTCGACTATGCCTAGATTATCACTTTGGAAACCCGAGAAGGGAAATGATTATAAATTTATTGATCGACTCGTCGGTGAGCATATTTATGCTGGTGGTACTGGCATTTTTATACACAAGTACGTTGGTATATATGACCAAGGTGAAAAAATTAATGAAGATGGTACTGTTGAAAAAGCAGATGCAACACAACCTAATTATGCGGCAAAAAAATCATCAGAAGATATTGTTGCAGAAACAAAAATACAAGATTTGCTATTTCTAGAAAATAGAGATAGAAAATACGATAAAGATGTATATAATATGCGTGGTGTTTATCAACCAGCAGATAACGATTTTGATTTAACACAGTTTGGTTTATTTTTAGCAAATGATAGTATTTTTATGACATTGCATCTAAACGATACTATGACTATATTAGGTCGCAAAATTATGAGTGGAGATGTATTAGAACTTCCTCATTTGCTTGATGACACAGGCCTTGATAACTCAGCAGGCCCAGTGAGAAAATTTTATGTAGTTGATGATGTAATAAGAGAAGCGGCTGGTTTTGATGCAAACTGGTGGCCGCATTTAATTCGTGTTAAATGCCAAGCATTAGTCGATACAGTAGAATATCGTGATATTTTAGGTGATGGTGACGAAGCAGGCGATTTAAAACACATACTCAGCACATATAACAACGAACTCGAAATTAGTGAAGCAGTATTAGAACAAGGCGAAAATGAAGTACCTAAATATGGATTCGAAGCTGGACACATATATTACGATGCTGAAACTGGAAAGAAATCTGTATGGACAGCCGATGCAACACCTCCTATGGGAACTTCTGTTGTTGGCAGTGGCGCAACATTTCCTGATAGTGCAGCCGAAGGTGCATATTATTTAAGAACTGATTTTACTCCGCACAGACTATTTTTAAAGAAAGGCAACAAATGGATCAAGGTTGAAGACGACACACGTCAAGTTTGGAGGGCGGCCAACACAATATTAACAACTTTTATTGAAAACACTGGTTCGACCAAAGATACTGCAACTGGCGAACAAGTTACATCAAAACAAGGTTTAAGTAGAGCAGTAAAACCAAAGTCGGATTTTTAAAGAGAAAATAAATGGCAAGTAGATATAGAGAAGCAGGTTACTTTTACGATGAACAATTTCGCAGATACATTCTGCAATTTATGAGATTGTTTGGCGGCTTATTAGTTAAGACTGGTAAAGGTGCAGATGGTACTGAAAAATTTATAAAAGTACCATGCCGTTATGCAGACATGCAACGCATGGTCGGACATATATTAAAAAACAATAGTGAAAATGTTATTAACTCTTGTCCATTTATTACATCTCATATTTTAACAATACAACCAGATCGATCAAGAACGCTAGATCCATTATACGTAGATAAACAACAAATTACTGAAAGAGAATTTAATCACGAAGTTGGAAAATATACAGATAAAGTAGGAAATAGGTATAGCGTTGAGAGATTAATGCCGACTCCATATACATTAACAATGCAAGTAGACGTATGGACTAGCAACTCTGATCAAAAATTACAACTAATGGAACAAATCCTTGTATTGTTTAATCCTTCAATTGAACTACAAAGTAGTACCAACATACTTGACTGGACATCTCTTGTTATTGTAGAATTAACAGATATAAGCTGGAGTTCACGTGGCGTTCCACAAGGAGTCGATACACAAATTGATATTGGCTCAATGACATTTACAATGCCTGTATGGATTAGTCCTCCTGCTAAAGTATACCAACAACGTATCATTGAACAAATTACAAATAGAATTAATGATTATCCTGATGATTGGGATCCTGATGCTTATGATTTCTTTGGGGGACAAACTTTCTTAACTCGAGATATTTTTACTCCTCTTAACGCATCAATTAATGTTGTAAATGGGCAAATACAATTATTAAACCATGCTGGCTTAAATGACAGAGGCGATGGTCAAGAAATGAATTGGGCAGACTATCTCGAAACATATGGTGGTTTAAAAGATGGCGTTACACAAATTAGATTACGACTACAATCAGATCCTGAAGCACAAACAAATCCAGATGATATAGTAGGCACTATTGAGGAAACTGGAACTGGAAATGTAGTCGATTATACTGTCGACACTGACACTCTGCCTGGCACGGCTTTTACAGTTAACGCAATTATTAATCCACATAACAGTTACCCAGATGATGGCACATTACCAGTAGCGGCAACAGGGCAAAAATATTTAATACTCGACGATATCGGTGCTATAGGTGCATCTAATGTTACAAATGCATGGGATAATCTTGTAGCAAATAAAAATGACATTATTCAATACAATGGCAGTAGTTGGGTAGTATTTTTTGATTCATCTGCAACAGAAGATATTACCTACATACAAAATAACTTTACTGGAGATCAGTTTAAATGGAACGGAACGCAGTGGATGGATTCTTATCAGGGGAAGTACTATCCAGGGTTTTGGCGGATAGTGATGTAAAAAACACCGAGAGGCATACATTAATACAATGCCCTAAGTGTAAAAAAGAGTTGTACTTTGACGATGAAAAAAATAAGTGGTTTTGTAAATCATGTAAATATACACATAAGAAGTAAGATATTACAATGATAAAAGCAGTAGGCACTATTTTTTTAAGTTTGAAGACTGACCGTATATTACTCGGTCTCCGTTCTACAGACAGTTCCCATCCACTAACATGGAGTTTCTTTGGAGGTAAAGTCGAAGAAGGAGAAACTCTCGGTTACGCACTACAAAGGGAATTAGAAGAAGAATTAATAAACTTCCCTAAAATTATTAAAACAATTCCATTAGATAATTTTGTTAGCAACGACGATGGTTTTAATTATGCCAGTTTTGTCAGTTTAATTGTCGATGAATTTCACCCAAAATTAAATGACGAACACGTAGGTTATGCGTGGGTTGACATCGGGGCATGGCCGAGACCACTACATGCTGGTACTAGACTAATTTTACAAAATAAAAATAACATTAAAAAACTTAATCTAATTCTCAATAGAACCAATTCTAAGTAAATTGCTCACCAAACGGATCAAATTCTACACCACATTTCTGTGCACAAACTCCTAACTTACCATGTTCTAAACTGTTCAATGCCCAGCTGTTTTTAATATCTTCTAATAACCCATTACTATTAACAACATCACTTAACCGATTATTAATAACATCAATACCCTCTTTACCACCTGCCCGATCTACAAAATCCCAAATTTGCTCAACTTTATAATCTTTATGCCACCATTTATACATACGTCCAGCAGTCCAGCAACAAGGCATAAGTAATCCTTCAGCAGTTATAAAAATACTTTTTTCTTCGCCGGCAACTTTACAATCTATCTTACATGTATTATAATAATCCAACATACTACCATAAGTTTTAATTATTTCTTCTTGCTTTAACAATGCCCTATTTTTATATTCTTCTTTAGTAGGTTTTGCTAAATTTTGTGTTTCTTGCCCTTTGCGATTTACTGACTGATGTTCTTCCTTTGCTTTGCTTGTTGCACTACTAATAAATCTTCCTGTTTTCTTTTTAGTAAATCGTTCGAAACCTAGCTCATTGGCAAGCATTTCTGCTTCCTCTACTTGGTGTTCGTTGTGCTCAAAAATTAAAAAATCCCATCGTGCTCTACCACCTGCACCAATAAATGCTCGCATACTACGTTCAACTATATCCCAATTTACATTCTGCCTATATAAATGATTTGTAT